TATTGATTGTATACATTTTGAAACTGGTTCTGATAATACTGGCTTTGTCTTTGTCCGCCCCATTCATTAGAGCGACTATAATAAGCAGCTTGAGGAGATGCTTCTAAGAAATCACTAAAGGGATTGTAGTCATTATCTCCTGACGCCCAATCATATTGGTTTGCCATTTAAGAAACACCAAATCTGCCCCAAAGATTACCGATAGCTTGTTGCAAATATCCTTCAGGTGCTGGAGTTACTCCTTGATCGTCTGGTCCAGTTGCTGGCTGATTAACCATCCAGTCATTATATAACCTGTTAAGAATATTCTGAGTCTCACCCCTTAATGCAAACGGTGATCTAGAAACTATGGCTGCTTGAGCAAGCTGTCTTTGTCTGTCAGCAGCTCCTTCTCCAGTACCAAATCTTTCCTGTACTCTCAGTTGCCCTTCAGACAAGGGATCTGCCTCAGTACCCTGTAATGCTAGAGTTGATTGAACATCTCTTGCTCTCTGTGCCCAAGCTGGAGAACCTAAGTTTTGATAGCTACCAGCTCCAGTACCGAGAAAGTTCTGGAACGGATTAACAGCACCAGTAGGTCGCCAAGGATTCTCTGTATTATATGTATAGGCTAAGTCCTCGCCCGATCTAGCTAGCGGATTAGATAGATATGCCAATTCAGCATATGGCTGAAATGATGCTCCATATGCCTGTGCCAACGGTGCAGTACCCAATTGACTCTGAAGCCAATTCTGATACGTTCCCCTCATAGGGGCAAACGCTGCTGGTGTATATCCTTGCATTACCATATTATCCTCCTGTCTCGGCTGAACTAACTCTGGGTTTGTCTATCATACCAAAATAATTATTTCTGTCTACATATTCTAGCCAGCTTTCCTCTGTATTTCTATTAGGAGATGCTGACCATCTTCTATGTAGTCTTCCTAAGATACTTGATGTTTCATCTCTTAAGGCAATAGGAGTATCGTCCATAATAGGTAATGCTGCAAGTGCCTGTTGATTCTGGTCTGCCTTAGAATCATATAAGAATCTATCTCGCCACCTAAAGTTTCTTAAATCTCTTTCGCTATACGTAGTATTACCAGATTGATCAAAATCAGTTTTAAATGTTTTCATTGTATCTATAACATCTCTAACGGTATTTGTAAGTTTTGACCCACTAAATGGTGTATAGCCTGATAAGAAATCAGCATAAGGATTCTTAGTAGGATCAGATTCATCTCCTATACCGCTATAAATTCTACCCGGAGTTAACCCATCAGACCTTAGTGAACCTCCTGTTAGATCACCAGCCCAAGGGTCTTCTTCTGTAGCCTGTAATAAGAACTGCGTATAGGCACTTCTTTGTAGGGGATCACCACCTACTCCCTGTTTCGCTGCATATGAATATGCAGTAGGACTACCACCCAGAGTTTGATCTAGGAAACTTCTATATATATTGTCCCATGAAGCTGTATTATATCCACCAAAGTTATAGTGAGCATTAACTTCTTCTCCTCTTGGTGTTAGGCTTGTTGCCGTTGTTGTTCCACCAGCAGGAGCTTGGTCAATATCTACTTTACCACCACCGGCTATCATTTTATTAGCTTCATTTTGTATATCTGCCCAGTTCTGTCCCCCAGTTTCTTGTTGTGAGAGGGCATTCATTTGTGCATTAACTTGATTTTGTAGCTGCTGAAATTGCTCAAGTGCATTATCGCTATTGAGCATCATGCGTACTGCATTGTTGATCTGTTCGTCTACCCTTCGTTGAGCTATCCTATCTCCTGACTCATATAAACTTCTAGCTTCTGGGTCTAATCCCAATAAGATAGATTGCTTTATCAATGCTTCTGCATCTGCCCTGTTAACAGGATCGCTGGGACCGCCAGATATATCGTCAGGTGGTTGCTCTATACCTATGGACTCTTTTGGAACATAATAAGTTGGTTCATAATTTTCTGCCTGTGTTTCCTGATATGGTTCACTCGCTGCTATTACATCTTGTGTTGCTTTATCAAATGTTTCTTTCCAAGACTGCATAGCCTGTTGAACAACCGATGCATCAGATACCTGTGCAGCTTGTATTACTTTTTCACCTAACTCCACATTAGACTTTATGGCATTTGTAATTACAGTATCCATTCTTGCAGGATTCTTTACCTCATCAATACTTCCTTCAAACTGAGCAGGAGTTGCTATTTCAGTTCTACCTCTATTACCAGAACCGTACTCCTCTCTTACGAGATTACCGCTTGCATCTGTGTAATACATTTCAATTCCCATTATTCGTTAGCTCCAAGTAATCCGATATCTCTTAACCTATCCCTATTGCCAGCCCCATTCTGTTGTGCTCCGGGTCTAGGTGATCCGGGTGGCATATTAGGTCCGCCCTGCATATTAGGAGTAGGGGGAGGAGCACCTGCCATAGCATTAGGCATTACTCTAGGATCAGCAGTAGGAGGTCCACCCATTCCCCCTTGTCCACCCTGTGGCTGTTGAGGCATCATGCTCTGCTGTCGCATCATTTGTTTCTGCATAAGCAGATGCATAAGTTCTCCGTAGTAGAACTGGGATAAGTCAGGTCTGCCACGTTCTTCAGTTGATTGCAGTAAAGACCATAGTGCAGCTTCAGGAAGAGTCCTTTCAGCTAACTGTTCCTTGATTGCATCTTCAATAGAGTCTGCATCCTGTAAGCCGAGTATCTTATCTCGTACATAGTTATCAGATAGTAATGGTGTCTGCCCATCCCTAGCCATCTGAGCCATAGACATTCTAGACATATCATCTTCTGGTAGCTGGCTAACTATTTTTATCTCAGGCATACCAGCTTCAGCTATAGATTCTGGTGGAACTGCCTCACTAAAGAAACTTCTGTTCCTGTCTCTACCACTAACACTTATAGGATCGTACATACCGCTGGCATACTGATCACAAAGTAAGTGAGATATCTGTGTGTATGCATCTTCCATAGCTACAACTCTTGGTCGAAGTACGCTATCAATACCCTGTCTAAGAGTATTTATTGCAAACCCTGATAGTTGAAATTGCAAGTCACCATATACTGTGTGTGGTATGGCTCCTCTCTGCAGTTCACCTGATACTAATCCCATGTAAGCACCAGTTTCTCTGGCTACTTCCATGAGTCCAAGAGGTTCTATGTTCTCACCATTAGCAAGTGCAACTTCTGCTCCAGCTTTATATGGGTCTTCATCAAGAGTCTTCTGTCCATCTCTGGAAGTTATCTTGATTCCCTGCTTCCTAGACCTAGCTACCATCTCCATCATGACTGACATAGTAAAGTTATGCTTATCGTATATCTGCCTGTTACCGACAAATACCGATTCACCATAGTCAGCTATGGTGTCAGTAATAGATGTTTCATCTAGATTTTGAATTAATGGCTGTGGTCCTACCATACCTATAAATATAGGTACTCTTCCTGCGTTATGAGGTGTAGGTTGTTTAAGAATAGCTTCTTGAGTACAGACGATATTATCTTCTTCATCGTAGTAATCGAACACATCTATTGGTGTTTCATCGTCCTGTTCATCTAGTTCAACACCATACTGCTGTAGTATCTCACCCTTAGTCTTTTGTATTCTGTAACATGCCCACGACAGTCCTTCTTCACCTTCACCCCAATAAGTATGCATAGGGTCCCAAGGTGTTATATCAATCTGTGTCTGTTCTTTAGAATCTATGTGTAGTAAAGCTCTTCCTGCATACCAGCCACGCAAGGCTGTATACCAAGATAGCTGTTCTCTTAGAGATGGCTGTAGTCGTCTTCGTAGTCTTTCGTCAGCACCACGGAACAAACCTATGAGAAACTTTTCCTTCGCATCATTCATTTCTCTTCGTTCTCTAGGCTCTTCTATGTTAGGGATACGAATGACAAGTTCCGCAGCAGACATCCAAGATACGATCTTGTCTGCATATGTTCTGGGTTCATTAGACGTATAGGACTCATATCCATCACCAGCATCGTAAGGACGCATGATGTATAGATCATAGTCGTCTTGCATCCTATCCCTGAAAGGATATGTTGCTTCCCTGTGTTGTTCTACAAGGTTTACTATTTCGTCAGCAGTTTTTCTTACCAATGCTTCACCTTTATCTTCTGTCGGTCAGCACTATAACTAAAACCAAAGTGATGCACCAATCCATAGATCAATGCTTTGATACCGTGATTATACTTATCTTCCGGTATATTACCAACTATATTACCCTCTCTATCATGTTTCCATCTATAGGCTTGGGTCTGATTAGTAAAGGGATTTGGCACAGCACCAAACTCTGAGAGGACTCCCTTACAACTAACATCAATAGTTATCCGTGGATAACCACTTATAGGATCAACTTTAAGAAAACTCTTCAGCCTTTCAGTTCCATCATTGATGGGAACCTTCTCTGATGCCAAGTATAAACCTGTCTTAGATAACCATACCTCAGCAGGAGCTGGCATAGCCTGATGCTGCCTACCTGCTATATCAATTACACCATACTGAACATCTTTCCACCACGGTTTTGCCATAGCAATGTCTGCCATTTCCTCTGTAACTAGCCCGATCTCGTATATTTCATCAAAGACTCGGACGGTATCATCTATGATTTGTACGGCTTCTAATGCATAGCCACCTGCGTATCCGGGGTCCATCCAGACATGTACAGGTTCGTTGGGTACGTAGTCTACTTCTCCTGAGTGTATTGATGCCCTAAACTCATTAAACACCAAGCCTCTTGGTGGTACAGGGCGGCCTTCAATACGTTCCATAAAAAAGTCGTCACTAGCAAAAGCCTCCAGTCTTCTTATCTCTGGGTCTTCACGACCTCCGGGATACAGATGAAAGTTAGAATAGCTAGGAAGAGAGAAGCTCTGTTCCTC